GACAAACTAACCGATGCTGTGACTCGTCTGATCCTCGTTGAAGAGCGTCAGACTGCTCAAGGTGTTCGCATTGATGACCTTGAGGACAAGACAGAAGAACTTGATAAGAGCATTACAAGAGTAGACCGTAAGGTTGAACGGTGGGTAAACATGGGCATGGGTGCTTGGGCTGTTGTAGCTACACTATTTATGATCTTCCAGTTTGTTGTAAAAGCACAACACTAGGATAGACACCTATTGACAGGTTTTTCTACTTCTAGTACAATGATTGCTTATAAAGACACCAAGGAAAACTAATGGCAACGACTTATTTACAACTTGTTAACAATGTTCTTATTCGTTTAAGAGAACAAGAAGTGTCTTCTGTTAATGATACTGTTTACAGTTCATTGATTGGTGTTTTAGTGAATGACGCTAAACGTGAAATTGAAGATGCTTATTCTTGGAATGCTTTAAGTCAAACTATTGTTGTTCCTACTGTCTCTGGACAACAAGCATACACTTTGACTGGATCAGGTCAACGATTCAAGGTTGACATGGTTATGAACGAGACTGAAGATGTCCCGATGTATCAGGTGTCTCCTGACTGGTTGGATACACAGTATTATCTCGCTGATGTCCAGAATGCTGCTCCGATCTACTATGCGTTTGACGGTGTAAGCAACGATGACAATGTTGTCCGTGTCTGGCCTCAGCCTGATGCAGTGTATTCCTTACGGTTCAATCTGAATATTCCTCAGACTGATCTGGCTGCCAACGGTGACTTGGTTAAAGTTCCTCCTCATTTGGTGCAGATGTTAGCATACGCTAACGCTGTTGCTGAACGAGGTGAAGACGGTGGACAGTCATTCAGTGAACTGTATCAAAAGTATCGTCTTGCTTTGTCGGATGCGATTGCTCTTGAGGCTAACCGCTACGACGAGCAAGTAACCTGGACGAGTGTATAATGGTAGCAAAGTTATTAACTACTTCGATTGCTGCGCCAGGATTCATGGGTTTAAACACCCAAGACTCTATCGTTTCCCTTGAGTCTGGCTTTGCCACGGTTGCAGCCAATTGTGTGATTGACAAGTTTGGTCGTATCGGAGCACGAAAAGGATGGACTAGACAGCATACTGGTAATGTTGACTTAGGTTCTTCAAATATTCAAGCTATCGGAGAGTTAATAGCTAATGATGGAACATCACACATCATTGCAGCAGGTAATAACAGGCTGTATAGGCTCTCAGGGACTACGCTCACTACTCTGACCTATGGTGGTGGTGGTACAGCCCCTACGATCACTGCTAGTAACTGGCAGATGGCTCCTCTGAACGGTATCCTGTACATGTACCAGTCTGGACACGATCCTCTGATCTTTGATCCTGCTGTGTCAAACACGACATTCCGCAGGGTGTCGGAGAAGACTGGTTATGTTGGAACTGTAACACACAACAACTGTGCAATCAGCGCATATGGCCGTACCTGGACTGCTAACAATACGTCAAGCAAGACAATCATTCAATTCTCTGATCTGCTCAGTGGCTTTGTGTTGTCTACAGGCACTGCCGGAACACTGGATATTTCAGAAATATGGCCTGCTGGTGCAGACGAGATTGTAGGATTAGCTGCTCATAACGGTTTCCTGATCGTGTTTGGTCGTAGGCAGATTCTCATATACGCTAACGCACAAGACCCTGCAAGCCTGACACTACAGGATGCGATCACTGGCGTAGGATGCGTTGCCAGAGACTCTATCGTGACCACGGGAAGTGATGTGGTCTTCCTGTCAGACAGCGGCGTGAAGTCATTGATGCGAGTGATTCAGGAGAAGTCTGCTCCGCTGCGTGACCTGAGTGCTAATGTCCGTGATGACCTGTTAGCAGCGATTGCGATTGAGAGTAACGTAGCTAACATCAAAGCAGCACACTCAGACAAAGAAGGTTTCTACCTGTTAGTGTTGCCTTCTGCTGGTGTCCTATACTGCTTTGACATCCGTGTGACGCTACAGAATGGCGCTGCACGGGCTACGACGTGGGATGGGCTGCTTCCTACAGCATTCTGCTACAAACAGAACAAAGATTTGTTACTTGGTCGTCCTGGTTATGTAGGCAAGTACGACACATACAAGGATGACGACGCTACATACAATTTACGATACTACACGAACTACTTCGACTTCGGTGTACCTACAGCACTAAAGATTATGAAGAAGGTCGGTATCACGACGATTGGTGGAGCAGGTTATCCGATTTCACTAAAGTTTGGTTACGATTACACCGACATCTACAATAGTCGAATCTTTAACTTGGCTAACGCCGCTGTGGCTGAATACAACATAGCTGAGTACAATATCGGTGAATACGGTGGATCAGCCTTCGATAACAGAGTAATCAATATCGGCGGCGCTGGTAAGGTTATTCAGCTAGGCTTTGAGACAACTGTAAACGGTAAACCTTTCTCACTTCAGAAGATTGATGTCTTCACGAAGGTTGGTAAAACAAGATAAAGAGGTACATAAGTGTCTAACTACACCAAAACAACTAACTTTGCTGTCAAAGACGGTCTTGTTTCTGGCAACCCCTCGAAGATTATCAAGGGAACGGAAATCGATACCGAATACAATAACATTGCTTCTGCAATCCTGTCGAAGCCTGATGCTAACAATGGAACTCATACTGGAACAACTGTGATGGCTAATCTAACATTGTCTGGTACATTCTCTGGTACCGTTGATGGAGGTACCTACTAATGGCTATTGATTATACTGGCCTTTTAAGCGGTCTTATCAGTACCGCAGGCAACATCTATGCTTCAAATCAGGCTGCTAGTGGGGCACAACAGGCTGCTCAACAAGCAGCGCAGCAGGCACAGTTCCGCCCCGTAGGCGTTACCACCCGCTTTGGTCGTAGTGGCTTCCAGTATGGCCCTGATGGTCGTCTGATCGGTGCTGGCTATCAAGTGGCCCCTGATGTGGCTGCTATGCGTGAGGCTCTGCTGGGTATCTCAGGCGGAGCACTGCAACAGGCACAGCAGCAGCAAGCCATGCAACAGCAGATCAACCAAGCTGCTCAAGGCTTGTTTGGCTTAGGTCAGCAGTACGTTGCACAGACTCCGCAGGCTGCGGCACAGCAGTATCTTGCACAGCAGCAAGAACTGTTAGCTCCTCTGGATGAGCGTGCTCTGGCACAGTTACAGACGCAACAGTTCCGTCGCGGTACTGGCGGCCTTGCGATGGGCGCTACTGGCGCTACTCCGATGGGTGCTCCTGGGCTTCGTGCTGCTAACCCGGCAATGGAAGCCTTCTACAACGCACAGCAGCAGCGTAATGCTCAGTTGGCTACTCAGGCGCAACAGGCAGGACAACAACAGGTCGCCTTCGGTCAAGGCTTGCTTGGCGGTGCTCTGAACCTTCAGCGTGGTGGCTACGGTGCTCAGGAAGCTGCTTTGGCTCCGTTCAGTACTGGCTTCCAACAGGCCGCAGGCGTTGAACAGGTTGGTATGCAGCCGTTAAGCACCGGTGCTCAGTTAGGAGCAGGCAACACCGCTGCTGCACAGATGTTACAGCAAGGCCTGAATACCGCTAATCAACTGACAGCAAACCGTAACACGGCTGTTGTTGGTGCTTTGTCTGATCCGGTTGCTCAGTTAATCGGTAAACTGTTTGGAGGCTAATAATGGCTGATGGAATGATGGGTAATCCTTACCTTGGTCTTCTCAATGCTGGGCTTAGTCCTGAACAGGCTCAGGCTGAAGTTGATCGTCAACGCGCTATGCAGTTTGCTAACATGAATCCGCAGTCTCGGATTGCTGCTGGCATCTACGGTGGGCTTACTCAAGCCTCCCGTGCTCTTGGTTCCCGTGATCCGATGCTTGAGCAGGCTTCGCAGTTGCGTCAGTTGGCACAGCAGTTTGACACCACGACTGCTGAAGGCATGATGCAGTATGCTAATGCTCTGCGACAGATCAATCCGCAGGCCGCACAGCAGGCTGCTATGGAGGCGCAGAAGATGATGCAGACAGAGACTAAGACTGCTCTCGTCCGTCAACAGGCTGTTCGTGAAGAAGCGAAGAATGTGCGTGATGTTCGTCTTCAGGAAGAACTTGCTGCTTTGCCTGAAGGCGCTTCTGACGACGATGTGCTGAATGTTGTCCGTAAATACGGTTCTCCTGATAAGATTTTAGCTTCTATTGAAAGGAAAGCCGCCTCTAAGGCTGCTGCCGACGCAAAGGCTCAGGTTGAGCGTGAAAAGATTGAAGCAGCTAAAGAGCGTGAACGTGAGAAGATTGAAGCGCGTAAGGAGCTTGCGACTTTAGTTGGCTCTCAACGAAATGCAGTTACCGATCTTCAAAGACAACTTCTTCAAGACAAGGTAGACGCACAGCGTCAAAAGGTTGCTGATTTAGAAGATAAGAAGAAAGTTGCTCAATCCAACGAAGAAGCTAAGGCTCAGAATGTTATCGGAATCATCGACAATGTTCTTCCCAAGATCAGCGGCCTGAACACTGCCGGTGTCGCAGGAAAGGCACTGTCTTTTGTCCCAGGCTCTGATGCGTATGACGTTGCTAGAAACATTGAGACAATCAAGGCCAACATCGGTTTCAAGGAATTGTCTGACATGCGTCAGGCTTCTCCCACTGGTGGTGCCTTGGGTCAGGTGGCTGTTCAGGAATTGAACTTCTTGCAGGCTGCTATCTCCAACCTTGATGTCGGACAATCACCCCAACAATTGCGTGATAACTTGTCAAAGGTTAAGAAACATTACAACCGTTGGCTTACCACTATCCGTGGTGAGATTCCTCCGGAAGACAAAGAAACTGCCGCTGCCCCGGCTGAAGGAAAGACTGTTAAACGCACTGGTGTTGTGCAGTCCGGCCCTAATGCTGGTAAGCGAGTGATTGAATACACGGACGGTACTCGGGAGTTTCAATAATGGCTGACGAAATCAAGTGGGATGATGAAATCTCTTGGGAAACTCCTAAGCAACGCACAGCAGGCGAAAGCCTTGCTCGTGGTGCAGGCCTAGCTACCCGTGCCGGTATCGGTGCCGTTACTGCTATTCCTGGAATGCTTGCAGATGCTCCTGTAGCAGTAGGGAATATCGTTAGTTCCTTGTTTGGTGGAAGGACAATGCAGTTGCCTTCCCAAGCACTGCAACAGACGATGACTGCTGCCGGTCTTCCTGTGCCTGAGACTACTGCCGAGAAGGCTCTTTCTGCTGGTGTGGAAGCTGCCGGAGGCGCAGGTATTCTTTCTCGGATTGCTCGTGAGATTCCGGCCTTGCGTCCTTTAAGTGAGGGCGTTCCTCAGCAGGTTGCCGGAGCAGGTACTGCCGCTGCTGCGGCTACACCGGTTGCTGAGGTTGTCACGGAAAAGACTGAAAGCCCTCTGGCCGGTCTTGTGGCATCTCTGGTCGTTGGTGGCGCTGCCGGTACCGCTGGTGCTCGTGCTGCTGCCGGACGACAGCCACAACTGCCAACTCTTGACGACATCAAGACCCGTGCTCAGGCGCAATACAAGACCATGAGCGATCAGGGTGTTAATCTGAAGCCCAAGAGTGTTCTTGACTTTGTGGACAGTACTGAGACTGAGTTAGCTAAGTTAAACCTGAATCCTAAGTTAGACACCCACAAGCCGGTGGCTACGGTCTTAGAAGACTGGAAGCAAATGGTTGGTTCTCAGCGGGTGTCTTTTGACAAGCTAGAGCAGATGCGGTCTAAGATGAACGAACTGCGATCTTCTAAGGAGCCTGCTACTCGTCGTCTTGCCGGTGCCGCTATTGCTGAGATGGATCAGTTTATTGCCAACATCAAGCCTAACGACATCTTGGCTCAGAAAGGTCAGCTAGACACTGCTGTAACCGCTGTTCAGGCTGCTCGTAAGGACTGGCGTAACCTGTCCCGTGCCAGTGTACTAGAAGATGCTCTGGACATTGCTGAAGCGAAGGCTCTTGATCCGAAGGCTTCTGAAGGTGAGTTGATTCGTCGTCAGTTGATTAACTTGACTGCCAACAAGGAAAAGATGCGTCTGTTTACCGAGAGGGAGCAGAACGCTATCAAATCAGTTGCCAAGGGACGCACAGGCGATCCACTGCTATCTCTGGCTGCTAGGTTCAACCCTGAGCGTAGTCAGTTGGTTGCTGCTGGTAGTCTTGCTGGATTTGCAGCGGAGCCATTCACTGCTACTACGATTGCCGGTGGTGGTTTCCTTGCTGACCGTGCCCTATCTGCACAACGGCGTGCTGATGCTCAACGACTAATGAAGCAGATCGGTTCTGGACAGCTTCCGCCTGAAGATGTCAATACCTTGTTTGCTCGGATGTTTGGAGCATCCCAGGGAGGTAACCAGTAATGTTTGAAATGTTAGGAGGCGGTCTTCTAGGTAGTATCTTCGGTGGCCTGTTCCGGCTGGCCCCGGAGGTACTGAAGTGGCTTGACCGTAAAGATGAACGAAGCCACGAACTGAAGATGTTCTCTCTTCAGACTGACCTAGAGAAGATGCGGGGTGAGTACCGCATGGAAGAGAAGTATATTGACTTCAGCAAGGCCAATGTAGACGCTATCGGAGAAGCATTCAAGCAGCAAGCCGAAGCCGACAAGAAGGCTTACAAGTGGGTTGCTTCTATCTCTGCTCTGGTTCGTCCCGGTATCACTTGGTTGCTCTT